GAGGCCGGACCGGAGGCCATCATGCCGCTTAGCCGGGGATCTGACGGAAAACTCGGCGTCCGGGCCGGTGGCGGTACGCCAAACGTCAGCATCGTCGTGAACAACACCGTCTCGGACAAGGTCCAGGCCACGGTCCAGCCGAGAATGAATAACGGCAAGCTTGAATTCGAGGTATTGATTCAGCAGGCTGTAGCGAAGGACCTGCGCAGTAACGGCCCGATGGCGCAAGGGCTTTCAAGCACCTTCGGCCTGGCGAGGGCGATATGATGTCGGTCTTTCCGTCCTATGCCGAGCTGCTGATCAGCGGCTACGGCGAGAAGCGCGAATCGGCGCTGCTGCGCACCGAGATGGAGTCCGGCCCGCCCAAACAGGCCAGGATCAAGTCGCGCGTGATGGTCGAGCGCGCCGTCGCGATCCGCCTCATGAGCCTGGCCGACTATCAGGCCTTTGTCGCCTGGTTCGCGCTCGATCTTGACGAGGGCGCCGGCTGGTTCGATTTCAATGATCCGGTCTCAGGAGTGTCCAAGCCAGCGCGTTTTGTCGGCGGCGGGTTGGAGGCTACGCCGACGACGGCGCGTTTAAACGGCTGGACGATCAACGCCAAAATAGAAACCTGGGGCTGACATGGCCCGCGCCTATTCCGCTGAGTACAAATCGACGCTGGCCTCTACTGCCGCGCCCGAAGCGCCCATAACGCTGCTCGAAATCGATCACGCCGACCTGTCGCAGCCTGTCCGCGTCGTCAATGACACATCGAATGTCATCAGCAATGGCGTCGAGTACATCGCCTGCCAGTTCCGTTGCGACATGCCTTCGGACTTTGAAAACCAATTGCCGAAAGCCACGCTTTCCGTTGATAACGTCGGCAAGGAGCTGATGTATTGGGTCGAGACCAGCGGCGGCGGCAAGGGAGCGGCGGCGCGATTCATTCAAATCATGCGATCAAGGCCCGATCAGATCGAGTGGGAAATAAGCATGGACCTGACCAACATCAAAGCGACGACTTCCGAAGTCACCGCCGACATGGGCTACGACAACATCTTCACGCGCCCGGCAATCTCGATGCGCTTCGACAAATTCACCGCGCCGGGGATCTTCTGATGATGCACTGGTGCGAGCCGTACATCGGCCAAGCCTATTCACGCGGCGATGCCGACTGTGCTCGCCTGGTGTGCAGGGTGCGCGCCGAGGTGTTCGGGCTGCCGGTGCCGACCGATGCCGAAGCCGAGCGCGCCGCGTCTAGACTGGGCCGTGTGGCGCAGATGGCCGATGGCGTCGAGGCGTTCGGGCTGCGAGTCAATGAGCCGAAAGAAGGCGATGCGGTGCTGATGGTCTGCCGTGGGCGGCCGTCGCACATCGGCGTCTATTGCCTTGTCGATTCCGAGCCATGCGTCCTGCACGCAATGGAGAACGCCGGCATGGTCGTCAAGCATCGCATCCGCGATCTGTCGCAAGTCATGTTATCAGTCGAAGGGTTTTACAGATGGAAATGACCGCGATCGCGCAAGCCCTGACGCTGACCTATAGCCCGCATCCGCTGCTGCCCGTTGATCGCGTCGTCATGCCCGCGCAATGGCAGGCCGGGCGCACGGTGCGCGAGTACCTGGTGGCATCCGGCATCGACGCGCACCGCGAAATCGTCATCCGCAATAACAACACGCTGCTGACCGTGGCCGAGTGGGACATCATTTGTCCGGTCCCTGGCGACATCGTTAATGTTGAAGGCGTGGTATCGGGCGGCGGCGGCAAGGGCGGGTCGAACCCGATAGCGATGGTCCTGTCGATAGCGGTGATGGTTATGGCTCCGCAACTCGCCGCCATGATGTACACGTCGATGGGCGGAACGATTGCGGCGGGCGCCGCAGGAATGGCGGCGTTCACCGGGTCAATGACCGGCATGGCGATGGTTGCCGGCATATCAATCGCCGGCAATCTGGTAATAAGCGCTCTATTCCGTCCTTCGCAAGCATCAACGAACGCTGCAGTAACCGGCCAAGGCGCTGCCGAAAGCCCAACATACAGCCTATCAGGTGGATCGAACAGAATGCGCCCCTATGAGCCGCTTGCGGTCGTCATGGGCAACCATCGCATATTCCCCGACTACGCGGCCAAGCCATACACGGAGTACGAAGGCGAAGACCAATATCTTTACCAGGCCTTCAATTTTGGCATTGGCGACCTCGAACTATCCGACCTGCGTATCGGCGAAACGCTGCTGTCGTCCTACGCCGATGTCACGATCACCCGCGCAGTTAATGGCGTCCTACCGGGATTCTTTGGCAACGTAGATACCACGGAGGGCGCTGAATTAACTGCAGCGACCGGATGGGTCGTTCGCACGTCGGGAACGGATACGACGAAACTCGCCGTCGACATTGGCGTTTCTCTGTTTTACGCGAATGACTCAGGCGGGATTGATGGGAGAACTGTCAATCTTGCTATTGAGTACGCCGTGGCAGGGTCCGGCGTATGGAAAACATTCTTTCCGACGCTTGGCGAATCAACGTTCTATCACCCGGCAACCCACGAATTTACCCTGTGGAACGCCAAGACGAAGCCAATGCGGGTCACGTATGCGCTCGATGTTCCGATCGGTCAATACGACGTTCGGGTAAAGCGCGCAAGCCCTGACGAGACGGATATCAAAGCAACGTCGACGGCAGCATGGGCTGTGTTGCGATCATACCAAGATGGTATAGCCGACTACAGCAACCAGACCGTAATCGGCATCAAGATCAAGGCCAGCGGCCAGCTAAACGGCGCGCTGCAACAACTCTCCGCAATCGCCGACAACAAGGCGAGGGTCTGGACGGGTAGCGCATGGGCGATGCAAGCCACCACAAACCCGGCCTGGTGGTATCTCGACTTCATCCGCGGCCGAAAAGACGACGAAGGGCATTTGCTCTATGGCTGCGGGCTGTCTGACGAAAAGATCGACATCGAGGCAATCAAAGCCTTTGCCGTGTTCTGCGATGCCAACGGACTGACATTCTCCGTTGTGTTGGATAGACAACAGAACGCCGCAGACGTAATGAACATGATATGTCGCTGCGGTTTCGGCTCGCCTTCGCGGGCCTCTGGCAAACTCGGCGCGGTATGGGATGCGGTCAATCAATCGCCGGTCATGGCGTTTGGCATGAGCAACATCTGCAAGGGATCGTTCGAGGTCGCGTATGTCACGGAAAACCTGACCGACGAAATCGTCATCAACTACACGAACCGGGATACGTGGGAGACGGATCAGGTTCGCGTCACCGTTCCCGGTACGATAGGCACGCCGCTACGCCCTAGCACGATTGAACTGATGGGCTGTACCGTCGATGCCATGGCCGCGAAGTTCGCCCACTACATCGCTGGGCAACAACTCTATCGCCGTCGCATGATTACGTGGGAAACGGATTTCGAGGGCTTCGTGTGTCAGCGCGGCGATGTTGTTCTTTTGGCTCACGATCTGACGCAATGGGGTTACTCGGGGCGAATCGTCAGCGTTGACGGGCTGACCATCACGCTTGACCGCACCGTTCCGCGCTCGGGCGCTGCGGAATACCTGATGATGCAATCGCCCGATGGTGACACGCAGGTTTTCACCATCGCTGCCGGCGCCGAAGATTCCGACACGATCACGCTGCCGTCCGCCTTCGCGCTGCAAGACGGTTATCCCGCGGTCGATCATAAATGGTATTTCTCGCCGATGGCCACGCCGGGCAAGAAGGTGAAAATCGTATCCGTCCAGCCGCTGTCGGAATCCCGCGTTCGCCTGATCGCCACCGACGAAGACCCGGCCTACTATGCCTCATGGGACGGCGAATTTACTGCGCCAGCGGTTCAAACGCTGCTGACGAATGTAGCGAGCGTCACCCGCTTATCGCTGAAACTACATCAAGTCGTCATCGACAATTTCCAAGTCAATCGCGTCACGGCATCATGGCGACAGACGGGTGGCACGCAGTATTGCACCGTCCGCGCCTGGTTGGATGGCGTAGCGATTGGCACATGGACGCGGGTTACGGATGCGGCGATAGAGATTGATCTATCTGCCAGCGTCGGCACAGTCTCGGTTGAAGTAACCCCGTTCGGTGCGCAGGGCTCGGGTGTATCGGTATCGTCGTCGCTCTCGCTGTCGATGCTGCCCGCGCCTGCTGCGCCTGTTGTCGTCGCTACCCCGGCACTGTTCGCTATCGATGTTAAATGGCTGTTCGGTGATGCCCGGCAGGATGTGCGCTACACCGAATTGTGGTTCTCGCAGACCAATAGCCGCGCTGCTGCGTCTCGTGTTACCAGTGAACCTTATCCTGGCGCACGCTATCTGCACATCGGCATAGAGCCGGGCGAGGGTGGCTACTATTGGGCGCGGGTTATTGATACGCGAGGGAATCCGTCCGAGTGGTCATCGGCGTCGAATGCAGGCGTCTATGCAACGGTCAGCACTGATCCTGCCGATCTGCTGACGCAACTCCAAAGCGCACTGGGGATGCCACAGCTCGCCGCCGAGCTAGCTGCGCCGATATCCCAGATCAGCGGAATGGCGACCGACATCCTGCAACGCGCTATCGACATTGACGGGTTGAGCGAGCGCGTTCTATTTGAGCGCGCAGTTACAGATGCGACAATCGCTATCGATCCGACCACAGGAAAGATCAAGCTACTGGCGACGGCAGTAACGACGACCGATGTCGAAGCAAGGCTGACGCAAGCCGAAGTCGACATCAACGCGGCAGAAGGCACGCTGACCAGCACCGTCGCAACGCTTTCGTCAGTGTCCGGCGAGCTATCATCGGCTCAATCGCAGATCGCGCAGCTTGCCAACTCTGTCGCACTCGGCGTCTCGGATGTTAAAATTTCCGAGATTGCCGGGCAAGTTGCCGGCTCGATAACGGTCGAATCAGCGGCAGCAGCTCAGGCGCTCGCTGAAACCGCGCTGCGTCAGGCGTTAGGGCTGGACTCCGCAACTGACGCTGACCTGCTTTCGCGCAGCAATGTCGCCCTCGCGCAATTTGACATCAAAGCTAATTCGGATGCGGTTAGCGCGGAAGCAACGGCACGGCTTGTACTTGCGGCGGCTGTCGCATCAAATCTAGCGATTCTCACTATCGAGCAGACAGCCCGCGCAACCGCCGACAGCGCCGAGGCATCTGCCCGCGAAACGCTCGCCGCAACGGTCGGGCAGAACACAGCAGCAATTCAAACCGAGCAGACAGCCCGCGCAACAACTGACGGAGCGCTGGCCTCGCAGATCAGCACGGTTCAGGCGAGCCTTAACGGAAGCATTGCCAGCGTGCAAGAGACCGCCAGCGCAGCCGCCAGCGCCGTCGGTGGCGTCGAGGCTAAGTGGGGCGTCAAGGTTCAGGCGATGGCTGATGGTCGCCGCGCGATGGCCGGCGTCGAGCTGCTCGCCGGTACGGACGGCGAGAGTGTCTTCGCGATCCTCGCGGACAGACTGCTGATCTATAAACCAGACGGCAGCGGTGCGCCACGGCAGATCGTCACGCTCGGCACGGTCAATGGCGTCACGGCGCTGGGTTTAGACGGCAGCCTGATCGTCGACGGCAGCATCGTCGCCCGCTGCCTCGCCGTTAAAACGATCACCGCAGAAAGCGGCGTAATTGGAGACCTCGCTGTCGGAACCCTACAACTGGCAGGCCATGCCGTAACGGTTCCGTTCGTAACATCAGCAGTAACGGGCGTGGCGGGGGCGGGGATAGGGACCAAACACCCCATAGTCA